GTCATGACTTTTTTTTTACCTAATTATATTATAGCAAAAAGATTATTTCTTTTGCAAATTGCACTACTATTTAGAGTTAGTTTACGACATCCTCTAAACCTTCAGCTAATATTGTTTCTAATTTTTCTTCTTTTAATTTTTTAAGTATTTGCTTCCATTTTGCTAAATCAATACTAAACACTCCATTTTGATCGGTTCGCAATTGTTTTTTTATAATTGGATGGCCAAGTGCTAGTCTAACTAATCTGATTAACAAAAATCTTTCCTTCTTTAACAATAAATGCTCTAATTTGGTTTTCACTTCTTCTTCGGAAGCTGTCCCTAAAATAAAATCTTCAATAAAACCCTTCGTGAACCTTAAAATAATCTTGTAATCTTTCTCAATATCTAAAGAAACTTTAACTTCTGCATAACCCTCTGAGTGTAAAAATATTTCTTCTATTTGATATTCATACATAACATAATCTCTTGATTAAATTCTTTAAAAATTAACTACCAAATACCACCACAGATACGCCGTCGAGTACAGGAAGTAAATTGCCAAGCGTATCAACCGTATAGACTATTACCTGCGTTGCCGTTTTTGACCTAAAGAACACCTGAAACGGCGCTATTACTTCCGTTCCTCTGCTAAGCGCCGTTAATACAGCATAATTACCATCAGGAAAAGGAGTGGCAAAAGTTATAACATACGAACCATTTGCTCCGCTAACCGAGGCTATATTAAAGCTACTCTCTATCTGGATATTGTTACTTGTGGCATTATTATCATAAAAGAAACAATAAGCTTTAGCAGTAGCAGGATTTATAATCTTCCCCGGTACGCTCATATTACCGACATTGTCAATTTGAGTACTGTTTAAATTGATTACTCCATCATCTACAGTAGCTAGATTAATATCCTGATCGCCGCTTGCGGTAGTAATGGTATTTACCGAGATCAAGAGATTACCGACGTTAATACTGGATAATCCTACTAGAGAATCGGCTAAATTGATAATCACATCATTTGTTTCCCCATCACCGCTTTGTACATTTATATTAGAGCCGCCTCCTATCTTTCGAGTTACAAAACTTAACGGAGTATTGCCCGTTATCACCAGAAATCCGTTCTGTACCTGAGTAGTTAGGTTATTTAAATTATTTAAGGATTCGGATACGGCAAACTTCATGTTTCCTGAAGGCGGCGTAATAGTTGAGTTCGTAATATTTAATGCGTTGTTTTCTGATTCTGCCGAGAAAGTAATAATCCCGCTTGTTCCTCCGCCAAAAGGTATTACTCTCCATATTCCGCTAGCAGTAGAAGAATCAATTAAATATATTTGTCTAATTTCGCCTGGAACAATAATCGTCCCAAGAGGACTACCTGCATTATTTAAAATGGTAAAATCATAACTTCCGACATTATTAAATAATAAGCTAGTACCGGTTTCTACAGTATTGGCAGGCGGCAACGTAATTGTATAAGCATCATTACTAGAGTTAACATCGTTAATATCGCTAGCAATCTCCCCTTCGGTGCGCGGATACGGCCAGGATAGTTTAAGGTCGCTATTTAGTATGATTTTAGAATAAGACATAATATCCTACATTGCTCTATCAGAAAACGGCATGATCGGATTATAGATGTCCGTTTGTACTTTCTGCAAAGTATCACGCATTACTCTTATAGCCTTATGTTCGTAATATTCCTGTTCCTTGATTCCATAACGCTCGTCTCTTGCAAGTAAGATAGTATCACCGGTAGTAATACAATCATTTTCTGCTCTTAAATCTCCTCTATAAGTACGTTTATTTTTAAGCCTATCAGGAGATACGATATACCACTTCTTTGCGAGTAACCTGTTAATACGTTCAGGGCTATTAAAGGCAAAGTAATATTCCTCGCCCGGTTGCATTATTTCGTCAATTAATGCTTTAAAAGGACAGGTTGAATCAGTGAACATCAAATCAAAATTATCTTGTTCCAAATCATGTTCCCTAATATCTCTATCTACGGACTTAAACTCATTATTTTGGTCTTGTTTATATTTAATTGCCATTTTTTGACCTCATTTCCTTATTATGTTTATCTATAAGCTCCCTATATCTCTCGTAAGACATACCGAAAGCAAGTGCCGCCTTTTTCTCTCTCTCGCTTAATTCCCTTGTTTTTGGATCAGGCACCCCCTCCATAGGAGTACGACTACGAACTGCCCCAAAGTGTTTAGCGGGTACATGAGCAGAGGAAATATCAGGCGACTTTAAATTATCGATATACTCATCTATCATGCTGTAATAACTACCGGAACCGATTAGATGCGCCTTATTGGTAGTCTGATATTTACGATCTAGTTTTGTAATAAATGATAGAACCTGACCTGCCAGCTTTTCATCATACTCGGGGGCGTTTTTATCTACTTCGGGATTACTTTCAAGCCAGCTATATAATCTATCTTCATATTCTCTAGCCCTGATTTTATTTAATTCTTCTTCGGAATATTCTTCTTTAGGAAAACTTGCTATTCTAGATGCCTCATTCAAAGCATGGGTCGCCTTTGAAATCTCAGCTGTAGCTCTGCTAACTCCAGCAGCATCCCCGCTTTCCAGTGCTAACTGTAACCTTGCCTGTGCCATTTCAAGTTCACTCGTAACATTATTCTTATAATGAGTAGAACCTGCATTTACAGCTTGACGGAGCATTTGTTCCATTTGCAGTTTTTCTTGCTGTAACTGTTCCAAGCGTTCGGCCATCGCGGCTTTTTCTGCTCGTTCTTTTCGGAGTTTAGCCCAGTATTTATTATCTTTCTCAGGTGTAGAGCTTTTAGCCGGTTTTTCTTCTTTCTCCGGAGCATCCTCGGGAATATCGCTTTTATCGGCATTGCTATTATCTAGAGCTTGCGTAGCTTCTTCCGATTCCTTAACAGGAGCTTGTACTTCTTTATCCTCGCTTTTCTCGTCCTTATTTTCGACTATTTCTTTTAAAGGCGGAATAGCAGCGTTTAAGTCGCTTGTATTTTCAATATCTATTTTAAACATATTCTTACCTTGATACTTTTGATGGATTATCGACTAGTAGTTTGATTTTAAAATCCTCTACCATAATTATCGGCTCGCCTTCATATTTTGACTGCAGAGATGAACCGCGGGGGAATATGACCCAATCTCCCTCTTTTACATAAGGGCCGCTTGGAAACTGGTCGCCCTTATAACTATCCGGGCCAAGCTTTAATACCATTCCGACCATTGAGTTGTATTCGAGGTCGTCTTTTACAGCAGTTTGCGGGATGATAACTCCTCCTCTTGTAACTTCTTCAACAGGAGGTTTGTAAATAAGAATTAATACATTGATTCCGGTAACAGATACTTCCTTGAATCTCTCTAGCATCTCCTCCTTGTTAAAAGCTGCCAGATCAATCCCTTTGGTTTTAAAATCTTCCGGTTTGTAATTGATTTGAGTTTCTGCCTCAAAGATTCTATCTTTACTTAAAGCAGAATGGGTACTATCATTCATATGATTTGCCTATTAATTAAAGGTTAAGTTGGTGAATTAATGAGGATATTTAGATTTCGAAGCCTTAAATATCCTCTAGTTACAAAATATAGAAATGTCAGTTAATCATTATTGTTTACCTCTATTACGTGTCTGTTAAACAATTCAAGGGCTATATCAAGACCGGCAATTACCCCGACATGATACTTGTAACCCTCTAGCGTAGAAATTGCTGCCGGATCACTTAAAATGTTCTTGTACCTATCAATCTCAGCTTCAATATTTCCTATAACTCCAGAAGTAAAAGCGCCTCGGCTATAAATATTATTTCGGTTCATCCCAATCATTTAACGCTCCTCCCCATAGTTCTAGGCTTTACTGCCGCTCCGCTTTTTGTAGCAACGTCTTTTCTAACTTTAGCTGCTCCCCCGGCAGCATACTTATTACAGCTTGTTTCTTTTTCTCTGGCTCTTTCTTGCATTTGGCGAATAGCAAGCTCTCTTTTTTGTCTATCCATAAATGATCTCCTCTTGTGTTGGCTCGGGTGGAATTTGCGATCTCAGAGCTTCTACTTGTGCCTTTAACTCAGCTTCTTTTGCTTTGTACTCAAGCTTTAGTAATTCAAGCTCGGTCTTACTGTTTATTTCCTGCTCCTTAGTTAACGTATCTATTACTTTTTCCTTCTCGTTTAACTCGAGTTTTAAAAGTTCAATTTGATATTTCTGTTCGGCAAGTTGTTGAGCTTCAGACACTTTTAATTCAGCTAAATATTTCTCTTGCTCAAGCTTCGCATTATCAAGTTCAATATTCATCTGAGTTTTGTATCCGTCAGCTTCAATATTTAAATGAGCTAACCGTTCCTTTGACTCTACTTCAAGGCGCCGCTGCTCAATATCTGCAATCTGAACCTGCAAAACCGGGTCTATAGGTTGCTCCTGCTGCTCTTGTGGCGCTACTTCAGGAAGTAGTATCTTATCAATGTCGTTAATACCAAGAGCCTGATATACTTTTAAATATACCTCTCTCATGTTATGTAGTTCAGGATTGCTGCTAGCTAACTTTAAAATACTTTCTGCCTTGATTATTCGCTGCGTAGAAGATTCAACAGACGGATCAGATACGGGTATGACCTTTAAGCTTTCTTTATCTAAAGGTAGAGACGGCAAGTTAAACATTTTATAAAAGAGTTGTAGCTCCTCACTAAAACTACTATGGACTGTTCTCATTATTGCCGATTGCATCCGATTGGATACTTCAAGCAAAGCAATAGTAGTACCGACAGGCGTATTCTGATTATTTTCGGATAATCCCATCTCAGTTGCAGACGCTAGTTCCTGTGTCTGAGCAGTTATCCGGTTAATATATTCAAGTAAAGCAGGTGATGGCCCATTATAAGGAAGCGGCATGATTGAATCCCGCAGCGACAAATTACCAGTTTCAACAGTTACAAATTGCCCTGGTAATATCGTTAAATCATTATTGGTAGTCTTTATTCCCTTGGACTTCATCCCTCCCGGGAAATTCTGGAAAATAGCTGCGTCAATTGCCATTTGCTGCATGGAAGTTAAGCTCTTTGAATTAGAGCCGAGAATTTGAGCAAGACCTAGTCCAAAAACATCAAACCCGGGGAATAAGTTATAATGAATAAAGCAGTTAATCCTTGTTTTGGTTGGATCGTTTTCGTCCCAGTTTGGCGTAAGTGATACGATCTGATTAGTAACACCGCATCTGGTAATAACATAAGGTAGTGGTATGCTGTAATCCTCAAGCGAAGTGCTATCATCAAAAAAATCATTTAAAACCAGATATTCGTGTGTTTCATAAAAAGGAAAACGGGAGCCGGTTGGGTCAACCTGTTTTTGCTCACTTTTATCATCTGCTTCTTCGCTCTCGCTACTACCTACATTATCCAGGTAATCAAGATCAAGTTTGGAAAATATTCCGCTGTTCATGTTAAAAAGGATTTCCCTTTTAGAGAGATATCTAATATGGGTCAGACGATTTGATTCGGTAATACTTGAGCAGTTATTATCAAATAAAAAATCCTCAGGCATGATAAACCTGCTCAAGGGCTTACCCGTAATCGGGTCATAGTATATTTTACGGAATACACATCCGTATAAAATTAAATACAACAAAAACCGATCGTAATCTGGATAAAAGCCTTTATCTTCTACTGTTAAGTACTCGTTTAAAATATCCCTGACCATCTCGCCTTTTAATTCGTAATCTTCCTCCACGCTGATATCGGTTCTAAAGCCTACAGGGCCGGTAGCAGGTAATAATTCAGAGCGAAGCGTTGCCCAGAGCCTTAGCACGCTACTTGAGAAAGTAGTATCGTAAGTTTTAACCTGCGCGCTGTTTCCAATAGAAGAATTGGATTTACGGGAACCTGTACTACTTGCCTCTTGTATTTCCTCAATTTTAAAGCCGAGCAGATTTTTAGCCTTTTCAATTATATCAAGCCAGGGTGCGCGGTTTTTCTTATCTTTTTCTGTCACCTCTTCCAGGTAAGCAGCTATTTTATCTCTGACGCTTTCCGGTATATCATCTGCAAAATTACCGTTAAACGGCATAACACTCGGAGCTAACTCCTCCGCCTCGTTATCCATACGTGATAAAATTTGATCTTCTAAAGATAAAAGAGGATCATCTACTCCATCAACAAGTTCTAATTCTTCCGGTAAAATGCCTATATCTTCTTCTAGCGGGATTTCTTCCGTGTTGTTGTAATAGGTGGGGGTTAAATCTTCTTCTACCGATAAATCAGAAAAAGGTATTTCTTTTTTCTTGCCTTTAGGGCTATTTACTTTCTCTTCAATAAGAGGTAATTCTTTACTTAAATTAATGTAGTTAGGCTCAAGGTTCTCGGCAACCGAAAGATCAGGTAGAGATCGCTCCCCTCTCTTCTTTCTTCTCCTCATGCTATCTAATTTTGCCTCTTTCAAGGCTCTACTTCCTACTGCCATTAGTATAATTTCCTAAATTTAGTAATGGTTTCATCTTCCTTGACATCACTTGTATGGGTTAAAGCATCAAAGTCTCGGAGGTACAAAATTGCCTGTGTCATTGAGTCAACGAGATCTTTTGATTCCCCGTTTGGAAAAGTTATCACTGTTTCCAGAAACTCTTCGGCAAACGGAGTTAGCCTTTCAGGGTTTTTCTCTTCAGTAGGTAAGTATACAAGCCCGCACTCAATAAACGGCGCTGCTCTCTGTACTCTTGCATTCTTATCGCCTTTTGGGGTGTAGCCTCTAGCAGGAATCCCCCCAAGCCTTAAATCCCGAATTAACGGATCGCCCGTTGCCTTTGCTTCTATTAGACAAAAATCAACAGTTCTTTGAGCAGGCATTGGATTCTTATGCTCACCTGTATCTTTATAATCCTTGCTTAAGCGCTGCGCTCTAGCTCTAAGGTCTGGATAGCCTACTCGATCACGCCACGTAGATAAGAGCATCATCTTAAATAACTCATCCTCGGATTTTTCGCCCCATACTCCCCACGTAGTACAGGCAGAATACGCAGCTGTAGGCTCATCAGAGATTGCCGTATCCCAGCTTTGTAATATGTAATCAAATTTAGGCTTAATCGGACTGCCCCAGAGCTTAAACCATTTTTTCTTGAGTATTCCGCCGCCAATAGGGGAAGGTCTTTGCTGACATTGCCCTGCATATCCATAAGAGCCGAGTGATCGTTTAAATTCATCGACTTGTTTTTTAGGAAAACGTAAGTCATTAAGTACTTCTCCCTCGCGGCTTCGAGGGTCTTCCCACATAATTTGATTTTTGCCGAGAGGTACTGTTATACACTTCCGTTTTTCTTCAAACTCTAGCGGTAGCACCAACTCTACCCATTCATCCTCGCTGTCGTTCTTTCTGATATAACCAGTTAAATCGTTCTCATGTGTTCTTTGCTGGACAACTATTCGGCAGTCATTAGCAGGATTGTTCGAGCGGGTAGACATTCTCTGCGTCCACCAGTTAATTACGTTCTCACGTTTTATTTCAGAAAGATCACCTGGGTCATTAGGGTCGTCAATGATAATAATTGAACCGCCTTTACCGACAGTTTTAGATACTACGCTTGTTGATTGCCGGTAGCCTGTTTTTGTATTCTGGAAAAAGCTTTTAACGTTCTGGTCTTTTAGAAGTGGGAATCTATACCCCCAGTTATCCTGATACCAGTTGCTCTCAAGTAAAGCTCTGTTTTTCTGTGCATGCTCAAGACTTAAGGAATTAACGCAGGATACAGTTAAAAACCGCTCACTAGGGTTATGTATCCATACCCATGCAGGAAAAGCTACCGATATTAAATTGGTCTTACCCGTGCGAGGCGGAACATTAATGATCAGCTTCTTGATCTCTCTCTTATATACTGCTTCTAAATGCTCTGCTATTGCTCTTATATGCCAGCTATCAACATAAGGCATATTACCCTCAATATAAGGCCATGCTGCTTTAAAAAACTCATATAAAGAGCCTGTAGCTAGGTATCGTTCTTTTAAAGAGAAAAGCTTCGCTCTTTGATTTTCTATCTCTGCTAGGTGCATCAAACTTATTTAAGTATTATTTTCCACTTAAATTAATTATAACACACCACTTTTTAATCTTGATTTTCTCGTGCTTTTTTTGAGTTTGATGCTTCGGCCATTTATGCTATATCTAATAAAATTTTAATAATTTAAAACAGGAGAGATATCTTATGAAAAAAGTATCACTATTGCTTGGCGTTTTACTTGCAAGCAGCACGGCATTAGCCAGCGATCCAGCGCCTGTAGTATCGGATTTAAATGTAAAACTTGGCGCTTTTGCTGTTTTTGAAAGCGGGTTTAGCAAGCAAGAGAAATTAAAAGGAGCAGAGAAGAATATATCAGCTAATAAAAAAGGCATGGCTTTTTTTAATAACTCGGCTTTTGTTGCTAACATATCAAATACGGCAAATGATATTACTTATGGTGCTAAAATTGTCTTAGTCCCTACAACAAAAAGAAAAGTAAACAATGATTATAACGGTTCTCATGTATTCTTAGAACATGAGTTTGGGAAAATTGAAGCAGGTTCACCAATCCCAGTTGCAAGAAATATGACTGTAAATGATGGAGCTATACCTGCAAACTATATAAAAACGGGCATAGAGTATTTAAAGGCGGGAACAAAGGCTAGTCCCTCTTTTTTAACATCAGAAGAAACTATCCTTGGTGACTCTATAACTGCTGGCTTAGACTCAGCAACTTATAGCAGCGAGCCTCCAAGAACAATAAATTATTATACACCTAAGTTTGATTTAACCGATTCTAGTAAATTACAGTTTGGTATATCCTACACCCCTGATTCTGTTAATACAGGCATAGACAAGCCATCCGTAAAATCAGACGGCGTAACAAAATATGCAATTGAAGAAACGGGCATAGACAGATTTGAAATTGATAAGTCTGTTAAGGATGCGCTAACCAGCGGGATAGTACTTGAACAGAAATTAACGGAAGAAGCAGAATTAAAACTGGCTCTAACCGGTGAATACGGCAAATCTGTTGGTAAAATTAAGAAATTTGCCAATAAAGATGATAAAAACCCACTGGGGGAGTATAAATTAAGTAACTTAAAAGCTTATAATATCGGTGCTGAATTAAAAATAGGTGATTTTAAGTATAATGCCTGTTATGGCTCTTTCGGTAAAAGTTTGACTTCTAAAGAATTACATAAAGCCGGTAATAAATCTCAATACTATAATGCAGGTATTGCCTATACTTATAATACTGCTACGACAACTTATCTAGGATATTTTGCTTCTGATAAATTTAAAAATAAAGTCAATTCAGTAAAATTAGGCGTTAGCCACATACTTGCACCGGGGCTTAAGCCTTATGCTGAAATACACACCTATACTCTTAAAGGTAAGCCTGAATTTTATCCTAATTTAAAAGCAAGAAAGGTAAAAGGTACTGTAGCTCTAGTTGGGGTTAAGTTGTCTATTTAATAAAAAAATAATCGAGGTAAACAAAAATGAATAAGCAAGAATTTATAGACCATATTGCAAGTCAGCATAAATGTACCAAGGTAAAAGCGGAGAAAGCTATTGATATATTTACTTCTTCGGTAATTAATGCTCTGGGAGAGGGCAAGGAAATATCCCTTGTCGGTTTCGGTAGTTTCTCTGTAAACAAGATTGAAGCAAGAGATGGTATTAATCCGAAAAGTAGGGAAAGGATAAAAATAGCTGCCTACAACCAACCAAAGTTTAAAGTAGGGCAAAAACTAAAAGATGCCGTTAACAAAAAATCACGTTGACTGAGAGTGTGATTTTATTATATGTTCTTCAACATGATTTTTTTTATAATTAATCATATTTTCCTGTAGACGTACCGACTTGTTAGTGAATTTTCTGGGTCGGTACGACTTTCTTAAGTTCGTATTGTCGTCAATTCTCCAACTCTTTCAATTGTTTAGCTAGGTTTTTACATTCGTTAGTTACGTATTCTATATTTTTATATCTATACACTTCTTCATGAAAAGATTTAACACCTGGTACTAAATCACCAGCATGCCCACAATCAAAACCTACTACATAATCTGCTATATAATTTTGTTGTGCAAATTCTCTTTTACCTGTATGGGTTACTCCACCATGTACTTCAATGTTATAAAAATTTTCTTCTGAAAAACTACCATACAATTTATGCTTTTTAGGTAATTCTACATATCCGCATAAGTGTTTCAATTCCGGACGCCGCTGTATAAAACATTTGTATCCTGTGTTTTCATCAACAAACTCTAAAAAATCTGGTTCAGTTTCCCAAGGATTGGTCTTAAGATTAATATTGTACTCATCCTCTAAATCCTTATACTCTTCACCACAAATTCTTACTTTAAGCTCTTCCTTAGCAAATCCTAACCTGTGAGTTCTAGTCTCATAATCAACTAACTGATTCTTCCACTGCACATACCATTCACCTATTTTGTAACAAATAAAATCTACTTGTTGCTTTGTAAACTTTCTCATTTTTCCTCTGGTTTGTTAAAATACTCTCTTATGATATAAAGCACCTGTGCTTTTCTTGTCCGTAAATCTTTAGCCGCTTCTTGATCTATTTTCTCGAGTAATTCTGGGTCTAATTCAACGTGGACAATAATTTTTTGTTCTTTGGTCATTTTATCTTCTAAATCTAAAATTAATATATTAGGGATGTCTTTATTATTAGTTTTATAATACTCAAGTGTTTACCAATTATATTGATGTGCTATTGACGATTGATAGGCTTCTTCATCAACATCTTCTTCCTCCAATATTTCCACTTTACTTAACACAAGGTCAATAGCTTCAAGTAACGATAGTTTTTCAATATCAGCTATTCTTGTAATAGTTCGTAATGTTTTAGTTCTTCTAAATTAGCTAGTAAGTCTGCTTTAATCATTTTTAATCCTCATTTTATTAATTTATTTTTAAAAACATTGGGATACTTTTTCACCTATATAAAAAAGTTCAACACACAAAACAACCGTACAATATACCATGAGCAAAATCATAACTCCTGTAATTGTGGCACTTGGTAACCAAAAATCTATTTTAAGGTAATCTCTTATTCTATATGTTATATGCCCTATCGCAAAACAACCAAGACATAGTAAACCAATAATAAAAACCATACATAATAACCCTAACACAAAATTAATTAATATACTCATTCCACCACCTCATCTAATTTGTTTACTATTATGTAATAGCAATCATCATTCTCATTTGTCCCTATTTCTTTATAAATAGTAATATTGTTTGCGTCATCCTTATATATTTCGTAGGTAACGCTACTATCAAATAGCTCCTTGTATATTACTTCTTTATCCTTGGTTATTACGATACCGTGTAAGTGTGCAAATAAATGCTCATAAACATTTTCGTAAAATTCACTATCTAAAAATGATTTTACATCTTTTAGACTAGATAGTATTAATTCGTATTCTTTTATATCTTCTAAGTATTTATCTTCATCTAAAGCCCTCAACATGAAGAAATTTATTGTATACATAATGTTTTTACCTCCCGTTATCACCTGTTATCATATTTAAAAAAATATCTATAAGTCACACAGTTAAAACCCCATATCTTAATGACATTTATGCACTTACTCTCAAATACATGTTGAAAAGTATCACTAGTAAAAAAAGTTATACAATCAACTAGGTTTGTGAATTTTAACTTTTGATAAAAACCATCTTTACCTGTATTTTTAAATTCAATTGCAACATACTTACTGTATTCTTTCTCATCAAAGGGAACAATTTGTTCCTCAAAACTAAATATATTAAAATTATTTAGTTTAATTGCTTTATTATCTTTATCCCATATATCTATAAACATTTTGCTCTCTTCTCATAATATTTTTTCACCAACAACCCGAGATAATTTATTTTTACTTCTGTGTCGGTACTTCCCCAATTGTCCAGAATATAATCTAATACTTCGTTATCGGCTTCTTTTACTTTTGTGTTACTCATTTTATTTACCTTTTTAATTTGTTTTTATGCTGCTTGTTTTGTTTCAAAAAACTCAGCAAATAAATAGTTATTAGTACTAGAAGAATAACACTTCACAGGAAATTTAAAATTATATTTCTTTTCTAAATCTAGTAATTTTTGATATTCTATTTCCATAATATTTAATCCTCCATTTGTTGTAATTACATATTACAATACTTTTTAGGTATTGTCTAGTTATTTTTTAGGTAATTATAAAGTCTTTTTGTTAATGTGTTAACCAGAAAATATATTTATTAAAAAAGGAGTCAAGCACGCTTTTCTCAAAAACGTACGATTTCCTCTGCGTTTTTCTTGTACTTCGGGCATAAAAAAAAGACGGGGAGTGAATCCGTCTTTTTCTAGTTTAAATATTGTAGATAGCAAATGTTATATACTTTATTAAATCTTACTTGTCAACTAATACATCCATGTCTAAATCGCTATACTTCTTGACTAAATCCTTAAAATTAATAGGCCGCCATTGAGGTACATTCATACCTAGTCTTAAATTTAGCGGACACAAACTTTCTTCTATTTCATTTAAACACTTTCGGCCAAAATTTTCTAATCTCAACAACTCTGTCGTAAGCAATCAGTCCTTTGGCTTTTATAAATACAATAATTTTTAGTTTCTCTCTTAATAACGGCATCTTTTTCGTATACCTTTCTTATTGCGTCTATGAAGTCCATTATTTACCCATATATGCTCGTAAAGACTTATGCACCAGTTCACTAAGAGTGATATCATTCTCAAGTGCATAACGCTTTATTTCCTTGTGAAAGCTTTTGTCAACCTTAACCACTAAATTAGCATCTTTATTATCTTCTAATTGTTTAAGTGCTTTCTCTTTATTTATTGATGGACGACCGGTTTTTAGTGAACTCATAATATCTCTTTAATCTCATTTACTATATTTGTAATCTCATGTATCGCATCATTGTTAGTAGTGTCAAAAACAGATCGCCCCTCTGCTGCTGACTTGGCATATGCAATTCTTTGGGATGTATAGCTTTTCATTATCGGTATGGAATATCCTTTTAAAGCTTCGGTTACTTCGCTACTTAAAGAAGTTGTAGATATTCTTCTGCTAATACAGAAATAAGCTCTTGGATTTCCATCAGTAATTTGTTGTCTATGTTTTATCACATCTACCAGCTCTTCAGACGCCCATATATCGTATGGTGATGGTTGGACAGGTATAATGATTAAATCAGAACATTTTATAGCAGATACTGCCATATTGGTTAATTGAGGTGCGCCATCAATGATAACCCAATCAAAATTATTAGCTATCTTCTTTACGTCTCTTTCAAGAGTTGGTCTGTCCATTCCTACAACAGCTATTTCACTATTACCTACTGCATGCCAATCTCTAGCAGAACCTTGAGGGTCTGAATCAACAAGTAATACTTTTGAACCATTTAAGTGAAGTTTACTTGCTATATTTGTTGCAAGCGTAGTTTTACCCACACCGCCTTTTTGATTTAGTATGGAAACTATTTTCATATATATCTTTATAACTTTAGTTAAAGATATATATATCATATTACTTTAATATGTAAAGTTATTTTTATTTAACTAAACAAAGATATATGTTTTAAATACAATATTTATATCGTGTAATATTAA